TTTTTATCATAAAAAGTCCTTTCTTTTCGATTGCTTGCCCGCATAGTTGAAAAGGTGTAGAACTTATGATAAACTATAGGTGTATTTTTTTTATCATCCTTTCCATTGCTTGCTTGATGGAAAGTTAAATCCTCACACTCAAGATTGCCGTCGGAGAGTGCGGGGATTTTTTTGTTATGAGAATTTCTTGATTACTTCTAAAATCTCATTGGCATAATTTGCGACTTCGAGGGGAGTGGATACTGGGAAGATACCTTTATCACGAATTTCGATTGTGCTTTTTTTAGAATTAGAACGGTAACGTAACACCCATTTCTTGATATTATCGTCAATCAAAACATTGAAATAACTTCGGTTATCTCTGTAAAATACACGTTCTGGAGATACTACATCCTTAGCAAGCATTTTAACAACAGTATAGACTTCTAACTCAGCAGGAGTTGTGATAATTTCATCAGCTAATTCAACAATCTCTTCAGGTTCAGCTTCAACTTTCGGAATATCGGTTGTTACTTTTGTTTCAACGCTTGTATTAAGTGCTGCACTTAATTTTTCATTAACTCTTTCTGTGATGAATTGATTAAATCCTTTCACGATGATAGGAGAAAATGTCGTTAAGATATTTTGAGTCACACGACCTTCATAGATTTCTGATGTTAGATATCTGAGGAAACTATCTGAAGGTGTAGTGATGTTTTCAGTCAGAAACGCTTTAAGATTGTTGAGATATTTCAACTCAGAAGCTGATGAAACAATATTATCAATATCAAAATTCTCTTTGTGGAATTTGATAATCTCAGTGAATTGATTTTCTTTGATATCAGTCACATCGATTGTTAAGAATGGAGTTGTGTCCATTTTATTTGGTTCATCTAAATCAGTAAAGAATTTATATTCTCTACCATTTGTCAAGATACCGAATTTTGATTTAGTAGTTACGAAATATCTGAATAGTTGAGAGTCGTGCTTAGTAAGGTTTTCTGTAATTGATTTACATTCAATTAGAATTTGTGGTTCGCCATCCAAAATGATCGCATAGTCGACTTTTTCGCCTTTTTTAATGCCCACATCGGCAGTAAACTCTGGGACAAACTCAAGAGGGTTGAAAATATCATATCCAAGCGCTTGGAAGAATGGCATAATGAAGGCATTTTTTGTTTGCTCTTCATTTGTAATGCTTTGACTAAGGTCTGCTACACGTTTGCCGACTTGTTTCAAATCGGCTTTTACTTTATCAATTTCCATATTAATACTCCTTTTTTAATTTACTAATGATAAATATTCTTCCTTGACCATGATTTCATTTGTCATGGTTTTGAGGTTGTATTTCTCCATGAAATGAAGGTAGTTGAAATTAGTGAAGTCATCCATTGTTTCAAGTTCTTCTTTTAGCAGGTAGTGTATCATGTTTCTATCTGCTTGGAGTTCGTATTCTTCTCGTCTTCGTTTGTACTGTTCTGGGTCGTGCTCTTTGTGTCCTATCTCGTGATAGATGACTTTCTTTTTCTCAATATCATCTAGGTAAGTGTCTACCGCTATGAGATTGTGGGGTTGGTTGTAAAGTCCTTTATTGTGGGAACCTCTACCATCAAAATAAACTAGATCGATACCTTGTTCAGAACAGACTTGTTCGGGTGTTGTCATAGGCAAGTATTACTTTCTATTTCTCATACGAGCTTCTAGTAGTGAGGAGATGAGGTCTAAATCCTCGTCGTTGAGTTCGTGTCCATCGTAAAAGAAGCTTTCTGCTGCGTCCTTTTTGAGGTCTATTTCTGTTTTTGTGACGGTATCCCCAGCGATGGCAGGGTTATCTGTGCGACCAAGCAAATAATCTAAAGATACATTTAAATAATCAGCGATTTCTTGCATTCTTTCCGTACTAGCTTTTTGTTTTTTTAAGGAGTAGAGTGTGTTTCTACTATATCCAAGCTTTTCTTCTAATGCATTTATTGAAAGTCCTTGTTTATTTGCAAGCTCTTTTATTCTTTCAAATGTCAGAAACATTGTTTTATCAACCTTTCTAAGCATTACGAAAAAATAATTAAATTATTTAATTAAAACTGTTGACAAAATTAAATAAATAATTTAGAATTATATTCGTAAGCTAAAGAGTTAGCGAACAAGACAACTAAAAAATAAAGCCTAATGAAACTGATTGGCGTCCGTTTTTCTAGGTATAACCTTACTTTTAGTAGGTCTTTTCTCTATGTTTTGATTTTAAATCATTTATTTAAAAATGTCAAGAAGTTCGCTAACTTTTTAGATAATTTTTTAAAAAGGAGGTCAGAAATGAGCCAACAACATCAAAGATGGATTCAACTTGTTAAAGATAAATTGAATACAGAAGGAATGACACAAACACATCTCGCAAGAGCATGTGGGGTGAAGAAACCTACTATTTCAGATTTATTGAAATATGGTAAAGGTAGTAATAAACTAAAAAACCGAGTTTGTGACGTTTTAGGAATTGACGAAACTTGGGTTGAGTTAGGAGAGTAAGATATGAACAACGCAGCTCAAAAAGTAACACGGATTGACAAAGATGCCTGGGAAATCGCTACAGAGCTGGCGAACGAGTACGGAGTATCTATTTGTCACATCATCAGCGAGAGCGTCCGCTACTGTGCAGAGAATGCCGAATTTAAGGAGATGGACGTTGTCGTTAAACGATTGGTAGTCGGCAGTAAGGTGCTGAAGTAGGAGGGGAAAATGAGAGAAATCATACTCAGTGCCATAGTATCATCAATAATTTCAATACTGATGATGACTATTCAAATAAAGATGATAAAAAAATGGCTTGCCGATTTTTTCGACAAGCAAGATGAATGGTTAAAAACACATTTTGAAAATTTAGTCAAAAGATTGTTTTTATAAACAGACATTATAGAAATCTTCGCCTAAAGGTGTAATATCTATAATCCCTTTTGCTACATGTAATTTTTCGTTGTTTTTAGCATTGATATACGATGTTTTATAAGCTGTGACTAAAGGGTTGCTTTCAAGTAATGTGTATTTTTCTTTTTTCGAAAGCCAAGTTGTGAAATCAACTTTAATCAAACCTAATCTTTCAAGGTTTGTAATAGAGGAAGCATTTCTATCAAAATCAAACATTGAATTATCAAGTGACGATTCTATTTCACCATCATGAGGAATAAAAATTAGTGGTTTTAAAAGGCTCTGACTCCCTGTTTCGAATTCCAGCAAATACTTAGCGACAGGACATCGTTTTCTTTGAGCAATAAACTTCAAATTCCTAGCATCTAAAGGACTGAGCTGTTTAATAATTTCAACAAAAGAATGATGCAATAACGAACTTTTTGAAGAATCAAATGATGCCGCTAATAGTGATGCAAAAATTTCTCGTATATCTTCTTCCTCGATATAAAATTTTGATGCTTCCAATGCAGGTCCTAATATACTCATTTTAGGTTCTTGTATATTTTCTACAGGTATTTGTTCGATTTTCTCAGTTAGTGATTCAATGTACTTCTCATTATCATATTTACGTTTTTCATTTTTTCGTAATAGGAAACTATCAAGAGGACCAAAAACATATTTCCATGCTTCATTAAAAGTGTTAGCAGGGGCCTCAGCTCCCTTTGTAGCCATAGTTGTTGCAAACGCAGTTAAGATTGTAGGTAACAAATCAGCCATAATACACCTCGTGTTTTTATTTTAATTATACCAAATTTAGAAAGGAATTTTATGAACGAAATTTTTAATTTTCACGGACAGGAAGTCCGTACAGTGATGTTTGACGATGAGCCGTGGTTCGTTGGGAAAGATATAGCAGAGATTCTTGGATATGTAAATTCAAGAGATGCTCTGGCAAAACACGTTGATGAAGATGATAAGCTGACGTCGCAAATCGCGACGGCAGGTCAGATGAGAAATCAGACAGTTATCAACGAATCAGGTCTCTACTCTCTCATCCTATCCAGCAAGTTGCCTCAAGCTAAGGAGTTCAAGCGCTGGGTGACCTCAGAAGTCTTGCCAGCTATTCGTAAGCAGGGCGGATTTATCCGCGAGGATTTGGATGAGGATGCCTTTATTGCTCTATTCACTGGCCAGAAGAAATTGCGTGAGCAACAGGCTACCATGCTGGAAGATATCGACTACCTCAAGAGTGAGCAACCGATTCATCCAAGCCATGCTCAGTTGCTCCTGAAGAAGCGTAAGGTTAGGGTTGTGGCATGCCTAGGTGGTATCGATAGTCCAGCTTATGCGGATAAGACTTTCGCTCAGTCAGTCTTTAGACAAGCTGAGATTGACTTTAAAGAACACTTCAATATTAGTCGCTATGACCTGCTACCCAAGAAGCATGTGGACGCTGCTATAGATTACTGGTTGACGTGGGAACCAAGCACCAATACCAAGATGAAGATTATGGAACTGAACGCATTTAGTCAAGCGTAGGGGTAGGCATGGAAGATAAAATCATCGAACTTGCTGATTACTTCATCAGCGAATCCACAACGTACAGAGAAGCTAAAATAGCGTGTGAGAAGCTATTGAAACAAGTCAGCCATGAGATTGAACTCAGGGCCATGGAAAGTAAAACAGTTTGACAACAACGCAAAAAAAGCCTGACGGAAATCAGGCGCACACTTAAATTATTAAAACCATTATATCACAAAAATGCTTGCCCGCATAGTTGAGAGGATGTAAAAAATGGAAGGTATAACGCTACAATTACGATTGGATGGCGAAAGTGCTGAATTGTTCACGAATCAATTATTGGCCTTTGCTGAAAAGCAGGTCAAGGAGCAGTTAGAGAATGATCGCATGCCAATCAATCAACAGGCTTTGATGGAGAA